TAATCACATTCCTAATACGGATACAGATAATGCAGTTAAAGAGTTTTATACGAATGATAATATTTATATGGTATATACTGACTCAAAACATATATATGAAAACATTCCTATAAATGTATATGATATAGATTATAGTACAATTGATGATACTACCAATATTAAAATAGAAAACCTAACAAATAATTATTTTAATATAAATAAAGATAGTACCTTTTTAGAAAAAATATTAGATATCACAAAATATGCTGCATACAATAATACCGAGTTAGCACTGAGTATTTTTATAGCACTAAAAGAACTTATGCCCAAGTAGAATGAATTCTGTACCTACTGAAAAAAATACTACCGACGGGTCGAAAAGTAGTTCATTTAGTTTTAATCGCATTATGTTAAAAGCTAAATACAGTCTTTATAGCGCATTAGTTTTTTTCTTATTTGCTAATCCTGAAACAATACTAATTCTTCAACGCTTTTTTGGCCGTTTTGTAACTTTTGTAACACCTGGCGGCGCAACCACAATCGCTGGCATTTTTATTAATACTGGGCTATTCTTTTTTACAATGTTATCACTAATGCTTTTACCTAGCGAATAATTAAGGCATCGACCAGTATAGTTTCTTGTTCACTCGAGTACTTTAATCCATTATACTTTTGTTTATAAATTACCATCTGAGCTAAATTTTCGGCCTTAGTATCTTTAAATCCCTTCTTATTTTTAAAGAAGAAGAAGAGATTTGTACACTGAATTTTATCTTTCTCTGAGAAGATATTATTCCATCCACCGATGGGTGACCACGAATAAGTATCAGTGCTTGTAGGCGACCAATATATCATCTTTATATTTACTATATTATGTTTTATTTAGATTCTGTATCATTTCAATTCTGTATCATTTCAATTTTGTAAGCATTAATATAAAATTACAAACTATAATTAGAGATGTCTCGCCTTTTGAGTATTTTAATTATTCTATTCATTCTTCTTGTTCTACTACATATCTATAATAGCCGCGCATCTGAAGGTTTTTCTAATGCTGGTAAATCTGTTGTTATATGTAAAGCGGACTGGTGCGGACATTGTAAGAGCGCAGCCCCTGAATTTAATAAACTTGTAGAAGCCTCTCCGATTACATTAAAAGATGGCAGCAAAGCAACCATTAAAATCCTTGACGCCGATAAAGATAAATCGGAGTTATCTCAATATAAGGTTAAAGGATTTCCAACAGTTTTAATTATAGATGGTACTGTAACTACTGAGTATCCGGGTAAACGAACGGCGAATGATATTACCGAATTTCTCAATAGCAATTCTTAGATAAATGAGCATCGGTCTAGACCAACGAACATTTTAAAATGTTCGTTTGCCGGCGGTCGATTAATATTATAGGCCGACAAATAGCGGGGCAAAGCCCCGCTAAGTGCCGGTTTTAAATGTTCATCGGTCTAAAGATAAATTACTTTTTTATATTACATGTTTAATAAAGAAGCATTAGAAGAAATTGTAAGAATACATCCTGGGAGTTTCCCTGCGAAGAAACTTCTAGATAACTTCCACTTGTTTGAGCAAATATTTCACGTTCTCAATGGTAAATGGATACATGGTTGTGGAAGTTATTTAATTAAGGGACTAGAATACAAATACTATCCTGGTATGTTAAAGAAACAAGAAGAACTATACCGTTATGCTATGTCTGCGAATAATGTACTAGAAGTTGGTGTATATCTAGGACACTCGTTGTTATTAATGCTACTTGCTAATCCAAATCTTACTATTACCGCAATTGATTATGATAATACTTATGCCGAGCCTGTAATTAGATTTTTTAATCGAATTTTTGGAGAACGTATTACATTTATTCATTCTGACGCAATTAAAGGTCTTGAAACACTTTCGCTCAATCAATATGATTTAATACATATTGATGCTGATCATAATGATGCTGCGGTAACCGCACAATTTAATGCGTGCTTGCCACTAGCAAAGGAAAACTGTATTTTTGTATTTGATGATTATGATGCGGTTTCAACTACGATTAATAAGTTATTTGATGATAATATTCTTGAAAAAGTTATAATCCCTGATAGTGATTATCGTAATTGTGTTACTCGATTAAAATCATCCAAATGAATAGCGCCTCTGTAATTTAGGATAATTCTTAAAATAGTCTATAACTGCCTTTTTTCCTTTATCTACTATAAAGTTTTTGGTTTTATCGTCAAACGAAAACTCCAAAATATTTAGATTACCCAATTCTATATGGATACATTGTGAATCATAGAAACGCGCCTCAATATTTGTTCTTTCAGCAAGAATTATATTAATTGGTCGCATAATTAACTCCTCTAAATCCAGATTCATTAAATCCTTTTGTACTTTTACTGATATTCTTATTAAAATACTCAGTGTTCTCAAATGTTCCTCTTTTGGTAGTACAAAAAGAGGATAATTACTAATTAAACCTCCATCTGCTAAATGATGACCCGTTTCAGGACAAATAAATGGTTGAAAGTAATACGGATACGACATGGAGGCTCTAACGGCATTAGCTATCTTATAATTGGGTGTCAGCTTTGGACAATATGTTATACTTTTTGCATCATTTAAATCCGATGCTACAACTTTTAATGACTTTCCAAACTTTTCATAACACTCTTTGAAAGTAAAATCTGATGATAGACCCTTTACATGAAGACATGCTTCAATTAATTTATGTAGTCTCTCTCCTGTATCTATTCCAAAATGTATTAGCCAGCCCGGAACAGAATCGTACTCTTTAATATTTGTAAAATCAAACTCAACACATAATTTATATAATTCATCCAATGTAAATCCAATACACTGACACATAGCGATAAATGAACCCGCTGATACCCCCATCCATTCCTTTACGGCTTTCAATGGCATACGATTTGATAGTTCCATTAATGCTCCGACATGTGCTACTGTACATATCCCACCACCAGATAAATATATTCTATGTGGTAACATCACACCCTATCTGAATATAATTAATCGTTTTATGATTATAACCGCATTAGGGCTTTAGGGCGTTGGGACGTACATAGTCATTTACTCTCTTATAAGTAATGAATGAGGGAGTCCCTAGATTAAATCCAGCCGATCTTTATGATAAACGACGCTCTAAAGACGCAGGACGCTTACGCGCATATAACAAAATACTTGAACAAATATATAATCGTATTCGAACAATTAGCAAACTTCCTAATTCACAATGCTATCTTCTTTATACTGTACCACCATTTATTTTAGGATTGCCTAAACTTGATCTTGAAGATTGTAATGTTTATCTCATATTTCAACTTCGCCATTCTGGATATGAAACCCGCTTTACTCCTCCAAATATGATATATATTTCATGGCTACATCACGAAAAATCATATATTGTTGAACAATCACCTATTATGCTAGCTATGCTAGACTCTGCAGAACGCACACAAACCATGTTAGATCGCAAAGAAAAAGAGGCTGGAAGACTTCTTGGCCCAGGTAAGAGATCACAACGAAAAGTGATTAAACAGACGCCTGGACTATTTTCTGCTGTACCTACCCCTAGATTATCTGCCATAAATACAGTTCTTAATAGACCTTTATCAAATCCAACAGCTGGAGTTATCCCATCGGCAGCTGATTATGTTCCATCTACCGCATTTCTACAAAATATGACAAGTCCCCAAAATAGTTTAGTTTATCCAAAATCTGTACCTGAATATTTAGGACGATAATAAAACAATAAACCCTTGTAGTTCTAGAATGGATAAAATAAAATCTAAAACACTTAAAACACGTTTTCTCCTCTTTTTAATCGGATGTATTGGTTCTCGCTTAGCTCTTACCGCTATTAGCGCATATAGTACAGGTAGATTTCTTAAATTACTTGGTGTATTATCACTGGGTCCTGTTATCGGCTGGTTATATATAATTTTTATTGGAAAAAGAGATACGGGATTAGAAGTATTTGGCGATAAAATATGGTGGAAAGATATACGACCAATTCATACACTTCTATGGGCTACTTTCTCATATATGGCCATCACTGGTAACCAAAAAGCATGGATTGTTCTATTAATTGATACATTATTTGGTTTATCAGCTTTCTTAATCTACCACTGGCATCAAGGGAATTTTAGACCGCTGGTCATTTAAAATGCCCATTGGTCTAAGAGAGTTCTTTTAGACTGATCTAGCTATTCAAAATCTCTGATAATCTCTTTGAAACAACTGGACCTATTTTACGTGTTCCTACTTTGACTACTTCAATATCCTTAACAGGCGCTTCAATAACACCTTTTAGCGATCCAAATGTATCAATTATCGCCTCTGCCATTTTTACAGATACTCCAGGACATTGTGCTAAACAACTAATTGCGAATTGTTTATGGTCTGATGCATTCACCTTTTTCTGAATATGGAGCCCATCTGTTACTTTTACAGAATCCATTTTCTTCTTTATAGATTTTTGAGGATCTAACTCATTCCATTGCTGTTCCAATGCCTTAATAACTTCAGCGGTCTCTTGAACAGATGCTGTTCTAATTACTGCGATCTGATAATGTAGCACTAAACGATTTATAAACTTAATAAGCGCGGTGACAGTTAAACGCCCAGAACCTGATGTTAGGGAGCCCTCTAAAATATAAAGTGGACGCGTATTATTCTCTTGACAATAAGAGAGAATTCGCCCTCTTTGCTCTCTATAACGGCCATCTAGAATAGATGCCTCTAAATCCGTGATGGATTTACGCTCCGCTATAATACCCTCTGGAAGCGAAGCCTTAGTTTCAGGATCAACTCCAATCCACACATCTGCCACTGGAAGCTGCTTTACCGTCGCACCGCCTAAAATCTTAATTAACTCTGATTCTCGTGTATCAAGTAAAAACATATTAGATACAGTCTATTACATATAATACATGTAATATCTTTATATTACATATAGTATATTCTATTTTAATCTACACGTGTTTGCCTATTGACTATAGTGGTACTAGTCGTTTTAGCATTAATTATTCTAGATTTCGTATGCTTTTTAGGCTTTTGTCGAGCCGTATCGGTACGCTGTTTTAGAGGCATCATAAGTGAATAAGTTAGACCCATATTATATATAGCTACTCTAAGAGCAAGATTTAGTCATATATGTTGGTTGATACATTCTTTCTAGACCTTCCGAAAATTTATAGTAATCATTTTTACCATCACGTACTGTGTTTCGTGGTTGGAAAAATGGGTCTAACCCTGCTGCTAAATCAGAAGCCGTATATGGAACTTCAATAACTTCTTCTCCACGATTATTCATCTTTTGACGTTCTGTTTCTTGTTCTAATTCATCTTCCCACACAATACGAGGATCCTTTTCTTTAACTTCCGTTATTTCCCATATATTTTCGCCTTGTTTTGATTTTTCAATTACTGGTATAAGACCCTTCTTAGTAAAAACTCTATCAACTAGTGATTTAACATCGTCGACCGAGTATTGTAATAGACCTTTACTACATTCAGGTTTGTATGTTTGTAAAATTTTCCTTTCTTCGTCTTCCATTGCGTCCTTGTCAGGAGGTGTCATATCACCGTCAATCTCTTTGTACATCGCGGTTGATGGTGGATTATTAAATTTCTCAGCAGTATACTTTTCAAACTGTACTTGATTATCTTGGAAGTTTTGCGAGCCAGGTCCCTGTGCTGCCCAATCCATTGGATACCGGGCCATCGCTTCGCTAATTTGTTTTCTTGAAGCCGTTTTTGAACCTTGATTTTGGAAGATATTTGCGATTTCATAGTTATCAGAACCCTTATCAATATTCATTAAATAGGGTTTTTCCGGTTCCGAAACCTGACCTATATCTATATTTAGCTCGCCGTCGATTTTTAATTTAATTTTATTACCATCATCATTTGCTTTAAAATTCTCTAAATATTTGCGACCTCCTAAATATAATACGACATACCCAAATATCAAGAGTACACATAAAATTATTAAGTTTAAATTATCCATTCCGATTCCTATATCTTTCATATATTAATAAAACAATACTAAAGTAGAATGGCGCCTAAAAAATCCAAAACTCGTAAATCGGGAAGAGTTCGGAGATCTACCGCTGGGAAAATATTACCTCCGCTTGATGTGCGTTCAAATAAACATCTCAAGGAGTTTGAACGCCGAATTAAGCAGGGTGGTATTACAATTGTATTAGTATGGGCGCCTTGGTGCGATCATTGCCATAAGTTTATGCCTCATTTTGATGATGCTGCCAAATCCCCTAATCGTTCTGTTCAAGTAGTGAAAGTTGAAGACACTATGCTTCCTGCTGTTAATGCGGTACTAACAAAAAATATTAATAGATCGGCTAAACCTTTAAGTGTTGAGGGATATCCTAGTCTGATAGTCATTGATAAAAATGGCAATAAAGTTACTGAAATGGAAGCCGTAAAAAATACATCAGTAATGACAAATGTTATGAATAACGCGGGCCCACTTGCTGAGGAGGCTGGAATAAATGTAGGAGAGAATATTGCGAACTTAACTATGCCATCGGCACAACCAGTTCTACCCTCTAATAGTTTACTTGTTAGGAGACCATCTGTTAACAATCTGTTTATTAAGGCACCATCCATTAAGGCACCATCCATTAAGGCACCATCCATTAAGGCACCATCCATTAAGGCACCATCCGTTAGGGCACCATCCATTATAAATCAAGTTATTATGCCTTCTGCCACTATTATGCCATCGAATACTCTTTCTATTCCTAAAGCTACTAGTGCTAAAGCGGCTAGTGCTAAAGCTGAAGATGAAGCTGAACGCATTGTATCTTTATCATCTCCCTTAACAGTATCCCCTTCAAACCCATTAAATGATGGTGAAGAAAGTATTTCAAACTCCTTAACACCTGAGCAAAAAGTTAGTGGCGGCGGCTATGGTGGAAGTTTATACTCATCTCTATTACGAACAACATACACTTTAGCCCCTGCGGCTGCACTTTTAGCATCAGCTTCAATTGTGCTAAAAAAATCTAAAAGAACAAAAAGAACAAAAAGACTAAATAAGAAATCACGTAAAACACATAAGATGCGTAAAAATTAAAGTCATAAATATAGAACTTGTAATAAAATTTGAAAATATTTTGCCTTCTAAAAATATTTAGAGTAATTTAAACCTATTATACACTTATTAGCAGACATAGAATGTCAGTTACTAAATGTATTACATCAGATGATATAGTAATTCATTTGCTAGATATCCAAGCACGTGATATGCGAATTGAGTCTGAGGAAGAAGATACTCGTAAAATCGCTTATGAGTCTAATTCTGATTCAGATGATGATGAATTTAAGTCTCGTCACAAAAAGAAGCGTGTAACACAAAACTTTACGCAATCCAAAGAATTTGTAATCCATCTTTTCGGCGCTGATGAAACAGGTAAGTCCATTCGATGCGATGTAACTGGATTTCGACCAACTATTTACCTTCGTCTACCCGAAAATAAAACCAGTCAATGTGCCGACGCCGTAAAGCAATACATCAACAGTCAGGGTATTCCTATGGGTCAACTTAATATTAAAAGGATTACAAAGAAAATATTCTATGGATTCACAGCCAATACATTCTTTCCCTTCCTACAAATTGATGTACCATCCATGACTATGTTTAGAAATCTTCGCAGTCTATTCCTTGATGAAAATCTTAATCCTAAAACTAGAAGAGCACTTGATGGCCCTATGCGCGGCAAAACAGTTGAGGTGTTTGAAGCTAATATTGACCCCATGCTCCGCTTTATTCACACCCAGAATATCAAACCGTGCGGTTGGATCTCCATTAAAGGCGGGAAAAACTCTATTACAGAGGATTCAGAGTCTGGTATTGTTATCGAATGCGACTATGAACAAATTGTTCCTACCAAAGGTCCACGTGTATCCGCACCCTTTCTGAGAGCTTCTTGGGATATTGAGTGCTTCTCTATGACAGGTGATTTCCCACTTGCTAAGCGAACATGGACCAAAACTGCTAAAGATCTGATTAATCTAGCATCTGATGCGTCACATGTCGTCAGTCTTATTGTTAATAGTATTGCCACGGGTCAAAATCCGCCGTCTACTCTTCCGAAAAGAATGACACCTATTTATTGCCAACTGAAGAAGACCTTTGACAATGTCAGTAGTAAACTTCTTGAATCCGATATACAAGAACAAATACAAGATGTGCTTAATACACAAGATGATATCAATAGTCGTGTGGCCACGCTAGAAAAAATTCTAGAGAGGAATTTAAAGACTTTAATCTGCCTTGTCGGCGATCCAGTAATTCAGATTGGAACTACACTTACACGCGATACTGCCGATAGTGTAGAACGTCACTTATTCGTATTTCCAGATTGCGCCCCAATATCAGATATTGTTATCCATGCCTACAAAACCGAAAAGGCTATGATTCTAGCATGGTTTGAATGGATGGTTCAGCGAAATCCAGATATTCTCCTTGGATACAATATATTTGGTTTTGATGAATCCTATCTTTGGCATCGCGCTGAAGAACTAAATCTTATTACATCTACTTCGCCTATTCATCAATTTACCAGACTCTTTGTACTTGGGAGCGAAATGAAACTCGAGGAAAAATTCCTTAGCTCATCCGCACTCGGCGATAATCGCATGTATATCTGGACCGCACACGGCCGCCTACAAATTGACTTGTATCATTATATTAAACGCAACAATACACTTTCATCCTATAAACTGGATGAAGTGACAAAACACTTCATGTCAGGCAAACTTAAGAGCCAGGAATATGTATCTGGCAAACTTACACTTACTGTGGCTGGCGCAATTAAAGATGTAAGAGTTGGACGTGCCGTTACTCTACTTGATGATAGTGGTGAATCCGTGTCGCCAAAGCTAGTTGTAGAGGCAGTTGATGGCAATAAACTTGTATTTAATTGTGATTTGACTCAGGATGAATTGGCTGAAATGGAGGATGCCACTAAATGGGTTGTCGTAAAAGATGATATTAGTCCTCAGGATATTTTCCGCCTTCATCGCGAAGGGAGCAAAGGTCGGGCAGTAGTAGGAAAATATTGCGTTCAAGATTGTGATTTAGTCATTGAGCTATATAAGAAACTGGAGACCTTTAATAATACTATGTGTATGGCGAATGTATGTTCTGTACCTGTTTCGTATATCTTTACGCGTGGTCAAGGTATTAAAATTGAGTCCCTTATCTTTAAAGCATGTAGAGAACGTGACATCCTTATTCCTATACTATGTATTTCTAAACAGGGTTTGAATGGTGGTGGAGAGGATTCATTTGAAGGTGCGATTGTTCTCAATCCTGATCCTGGATTCTACTCTGACAGCCCTATTGGTGTATGTGACTTTGCCTCTCTATATCCCTCCACTATTGTAAGTGAGAATATTAGTCACGACTCTCTACTTTGGATTAAAGATTTTAAATATGATGGAACTCTAATTTCGCACAATTGGGGCTCGGAATTATACGATAATTGTGAAGGATATGCCTATACAGATATTGAGTTTGATGTCTGGCGACCTGACCCCAATGATACACGTAAACATCCCGTTATGATTAAGTGCGGGCGGCGCATTTGCCGTTATGCGCAGCCTCTTGATGGGAGTAAGTCTACTCTGCCACAAATTACTACATGGTTACTACAGGCTCGCGAGGCAAAAAAGAAGGAGATGAAAGGTGAGAAAGACCCTGAGAGATATGCCCTTCTTGATGCTGAGCAGTTAGCTTATAAGCTAACGGGCAATTCCCTATATGGCCAGCTAGGTTCTGGCCATTTTAAGATTCGGCTTCAAGCATTGGCCGCGTCTGTAACATCTTATGGTCGTAAACAGATTCTCTTTGCTAAAGAGGCAATTGAGGTATTTTATGGGCCTGGTAATCCGCGTTGT